GGTTTGCAAGGTTCTCGGTAATAGTTTGAATTTCATGTTCAAGATCTCGGATTTGTCGCTGGTTAAGTGATATCCGAGTATTGTTTTGAGAAATGCCATGCGTTAGTTTCGTAATCTCCTTGGAAAGGGCATTGAACTGACGCTCTCTTTCTTGTTCAGACTTAATTGTTTGTTCAAGTTCTTCATAACCTTCCTTAAGTTCTCTTGCCTTATTTTGAGCGTCCTCAATTCTATTTAACCTAAACTCTTCTTCAATAGTCTGAGTACAAGTAGGGCATACCGTATTTTCAGTAAAAAACTTATGTTCTTTGGTAATTGTACTTACCTTTTGAGAGATTTTACCCTTAAGGTTATTAAGTTTTACTAACTTATCACCAGCACCCTGAAGTTCATCAAGATTAACTTGAAGTGTACTAACATTACCTTCTAGTTCTTCATTTAATTTCAAGTAATTACCAACTTCTTTGTCTAGATTGGTAATCTTCTCTTTATTGGTGTTTATATTGGCGTTTCCACGATTCTCTAACTCATCAATAAAATCTTGTTGCATCTCCATCTTCTCTTTGAAGTTTTGCTTCTTGAGTTCTAGAGATTTAACTTGCTCCTTCTTTTCACGCAGATTATCTTTTACAAGATTATTCATCGCAGAGAAAATACGAATATCCAAAAGATCTTCAATAACTTCACGACGATTTGCAGAAGTCAACTGCATGAACGGCACAAAAGTGCTGCTACCCAAAATAACAATCTGAGTAAATGACTTATAGTTTAATTTGAGAATATTCTCTTCTAGAATTCTCTGCATCGCACGATCATCTGCTTCGCGATGCAGTGGAGTACCATTTACAACAATATCAAAAACATTTGGTTTAATTCCACGACGAACAAGATATTCCCTGGTATTAATTGTAAACTCAATTTCAACTACACACTCACGCTCATTAGTTGTATTAATAAGTTGTGGTTTGTTAATCTTACGAAATGGTTTATTAAACAGTACAAATGTGAGGGCGTCTAGGATAGTAGACTTTCCCGCACCGTTTGTTCCGATAATAAGATTTGTATTATGCTCTTGAAAATTAACTTCTATAAAACTGTTACCAGTAGAGAGAAAGTTACGCCAACGGATTTTCTGAAAAGTTATCATTCAATTTAGGGGGAATAACGATGTCGTTAGGGGTTACTACTGCATATCGATAATTATACATCTTACACGTCCTTATTGCAAGGTCACCATCAACTTCAATTACATCCATCTCAGTGTCTTCCTGATCTTCGAGCATTAATGCGTATCTAACAGCATCATCCTCCTCCTCAAATAAAAATAAGACTTTATCTCCACGATTATTGTGGACAGCATATGCCCCATCTTCTTTCTTATCTTTGAGAGTGAGAAGAAACATTAATCAACCTCGCACGCCTGTGAATATATTTTCTGCAGAATTCCTTTAATAATTGCCTTATCGCAATCAATCTCAGACTCATCAATATATCTATTCAAAATAGAAATTGTGTTTTCAGTTTCATCAACTTCAAAATCTTCATCTTGATGAACTTCAAATGTTTCTACGATTTTTAGTTCTTGAACTCCAGAAGAATAAATTTTATCGATGAACTTTTCAAAGTCTTTAGGATTACTTTTTTTCCTAACGATTACTTTTACGATTTTATCCTTGTAATCTCGCGTATCAAACAATTTATAGTTTGTATCTTCGTAATAAACGTTATAAAAAAGTTTGTAAGGATTATTGATAGATGTATGCTCTTGAGTTTCAGTATCAAAAATATGAAATCCGCGAGTATCATTCACATCATTCCAATACATCTCATAAGGATTTCCTAAGTAGAAGATTTGTCCATCATCCGATCGAGTGTGATAGTGTCCCGAGTAGACTTTGGAGAACTTCTCAAATAGTTTGCTCTCCATACCATCTTCCATGACGTGCCCGCGATGAGCTCTGAATCCGTTAAGCTCAAGGTGCCCCATCGCACATACGCTAGTTGAAGTTTGAATAGATGAGACAGTACTCTCAAAATTTTCTGCATTGATCCAAGGAATAAACAACACCTTGAGTTTATCCAGTTTGACTTCGGTACATTCTGAATAAACCTTTACATTTTTATATTGTTTAAGAAGCAAATCTACAGTATTAACAGAATTTGTATTCTTATAATATGCAGTGTGATTACCTACAATGGTATGAACAGTAATGCCCATTTCTTGTAGACGATCGTAATAATTTTCTTTTGCCCACTCCAACGCCCACAAGTCGATAGACCTTCGGTTGTCGAAAGTATCTCCCATATCTACAACAGTTTTAATGTTGTGCTTCTCAAGATATGGGAAAAATACTGTATCGTAAAATTTTTTAAAATAGTCATGAAGGAATTTAGAGGACTTACGAGCACCGAAGTGCTGGTCCGTGATAATAGCAACCTTCATCGATTCTTATACGTGATATTGTCCTTGATACTATTATAGTCTGAACTATGCCCAGAAAGCAAGCTGTCGTCAACCATCATAACCTCATCGAAACCAGTGCGTTCGATAATCTTGGTCTTGATTTCCAGTTGCTTCTTCTCCTTCTGAATACGTCTCAGGAAGGCATAGTGAATGATCTGAGTAAAGTATGCAAATGGGTTCTTGGACTTCTCTGGGTCAAAGTTATGAATATATTGAACGCAGTTCTCGATACCATCAGAGATCATATCATCTCTGAACATATAATTTACAAAATTTGGTTTGTAAGACAGGTGTGTAGCGATTTTTAAAAAGCACTCACCCAAGTAGTTCGAGATAGGTGGTTTACCTTCCCAATGTTTTGCTCTTTCTTCTTTTGGTTGTTTTGTAAGATCTTTATCATACATTTTTTGATACGATCTTTCAACTCTTGATCTATAAACAATCAGTGCTTCTAGAAGTTCTTTGTTGTTTACATAATGTTCTGATTTCTTTTTAGGCATAACATTGGGGGTATAAGATAAATTATTGTTATGTTAATTATACCACACTTTGAGGGCTTGACAAGTTTGTTAATTGTGTGTAGACTACCTTTGTCCCGGTTAAAGATGAGAGCTAGCTTTCTTTAATACCTTTAAAGATCTTCTCTAAGTTCTTACGTGCTTCTTCTACTGAAGAAATATATCCCATTTTATCTGTTATCTTTGTTTGATTATTATCATTAAAGTTTTCCGATAGAGTTTCATCACTATCTTCAAGATAATTGTTGTATATATCAATCATTGAAGAATCGTTAACTTCCGTCATAGTAACGATATTATCTGGTTTAATAATAAAGAAATCATCATCAGGAATTTCCATCCAAGGTTTTACTTTTATAAAAGATCCATTTAATGTATTAATGGTTTTGATGATAACCGGATTTTGTAGTAGGATAATAGGATCTCCATCATTCTCATCGATGGATATTAATGAAAATATTTCTTCTCCTGTTGTTAGTTTTAAAACTGAATAGAACTCTTCTCCCATTATTTTTTAAGCGGTATGTTTACAATATCATAGTTAAAATTTTCTTCGTTATAAACTTTAATTCTTTCGATTAGATGATTAAGGGTATAATTTTTCCTTGATTTGTAGGAGATGTCATCAGCGATATCATATAAAGTTGCTTTTGTTTTATTGTCTCCTTTCCTGAGTACTCTTCCAATACTTTGCAAATTTCTAATTCTGGACTTTGAAGGAGAAGCGAAAATAACATTATGAAGATTTTTAATGTTAATACCAGTAGAGAATGTGCCGTATGAAGCGACGATAATCGCGTTATTTTCTTTTTCTGTAATTTCTCTAACTTTTTCTCTGTCTTCTGTGTCTACACCACCATGAACAAAAAATACATGACGACCTTCATCAATATTCTTATTTATTAATTCATAAAGTGGTTGTCCATGCCCTTCAACACGGGAAAATAATATAAGCGTATTACCTTTAAGATCAAGGGCAAGATTACGTATAAATTTGTTTCGTCTATCGTGGTTAATAATATACTGAACTTCTTCTTCAAAGTTTTCAAACTTATGTGGTGGGTGTTTCAATAGGAGCACGTTGATATCCAATTTCGCAACATGTCCCTTCTTCATCAGTTCTTCTGTTCTGATGATTTTATAGGAGGGACCAAATAAGCCCTCCAATACCCACTTATGAGTTTGAGTTCCATCAAGAGTGCCTGTAAAACCAAATCTGTATTTTGCATCTGAAAGTTTAGACATTATAGATATTAAAGACTTAGACTTAAACTGGTGTGCTTCATCTCCAACAACCACATTAAATCTTGAAAAGTATTTGCGAGGGAGTTTGTAGATGGACTGCCAGGTGGTGATTATCACCTGTGAGTCAGTCTCTCTTTCTTTTCCCGCATAGATCTTGTGGCAAAATGAACCTACGTCCCAACCATAGTCTGCAAAGTCTTTATACATCTGTTCTACTAGGGAAGTCGTCGGAACGACTATC